TTATTCATTTTCGCTTTCAGACTCATATTCGACATCAGAAAGCCTCACTTCAAGCTCTAGCGCCGTCGTGTAGCCGCCATCACCCAGTGAGTGGGTTACCTTGGTGATTATCCACGCCTGCTCGTCTATGACGCGCTTAAAGCCTCTTACTGCAACCGGCGTTTCTGGGTATAAATCCGCACGCCCCATGGCAAGGTTAAGAGAGAATTCAGCCACACCGCGTTGCAGCTTGTCCCATTTGGCTTTTGCCGCCCGCATGGCCTGCGCCTTGGTGGCGTAAATGGTGGTCAGTGCAAACACGTTGTCAGCTTCACCGGCCATATACTCGCCCTCACGTTCCTCCTGCGGCTTTGCCGGTGCCTTCTTGCTCTCCGTGGGTTGGGTGGCTTTGGGGTGTTGCAGTGCGCGCAGGTGCTTCTCTTTAGGCTTGCGCTTGAGTTTGACCTTTTTCTGTTGCGGTGCTTTCGGGTCTTTGGTGTGAAGCCATTTAGCCGTGACGCCGGTATAGGCTCCCCGATCGGCAATAGCAAACTGATGCTGGTCACCGTCGCGGCGCTCGATGGTCACCTGCGGGATGGGTTTGCCGCTGGCGGTGACACCGCTGCCCCCATTGAGAAACAGCAATTTACCCGCTTTGACCGACACCTCCGCCCCGTTGCGCGTGGCAAGGCGGGTCAGGAATTTGGCATCGGACTCCTGTGACTGGTCAATGTGCGGGATGGCAATACTGGCCAGTCCCTCGGCCACACTGGCCGTCAACTTATTACGGGCGGCAATCTTCTCCAGCACCGCGCCGAGGGTCGTGTCGTGATAAGACTCTTCACGGCGGGAATTGAGCGTGCCACGAAAGTCCGCGCTGCGGGCGCGAACAGTCAGCGTATCGGGTGCGCCTCGGTGTTCCACCTCATCCACGGTGAAAGTGCCCTTATTGACCAGTGGCTGTCCCTGCCAGCCCAGCAGTAACGAGAGCACCGCACCACGCACCGGCATCATGACCTGTCCGTCTGCGTCATCCAGCTCGATATCCAGTTGGTCAGCCTCAAAGCCGCGATTATCAACCAGGGCAAGTGACAGCAGACGCGGGCTGATGTTCTGCGTGATGTCCTTGCCTCCCAAGGTGAGCATAAAGGCCGGGGCCACTTTTGCCCCCGCATCAAGCGTTAAACCGGGCATCATGAAAATAGCCCTCCCATCGCTGTACCGGCCTTATCGGCCAACGCGCCAGCCTGACCGAGCAACCCGTCGGCCTGTGCCCGTAAATCCCCATACATCGCCGTCAGCGACTCATCCACGCGGGTCAGCGTGAGCGAAAACTCAATGCGCCGCGCACTGCCGTCGGAAAAGAACTCGCTACGGGTCTCACTGACACTGTTGACCACAAACATCCCGTAAATGGTGCCGGTGCCCTCCAGTAGCGGCCATGCCCGCCCGTCAACGGCCATCGCATCCAGGAGCTGCATCGAGACTTTGCCGCCGGTGATCTCCGGCATCAACACCCCGGATAACGTGATTTTTTCCTCACTGACGCCGAGAAACTGCAACGCCGGGCGCAAACCAATCCGGCTGTTGGATGGCCAGCGATAGTCTACGTTACGTTGCAGGGTCTGATAGGGCAGCGTTTGCAGTCGAAACACAAACAACCCCAGGATTAACATCATGGTGACTCCCCTCTTTAGTCGCTGGCCAAGGTTGAACGCTGTGCCGCGCGGGCCTTGCGCTCGCGCTCCTCAACGACCTGTAACAGCATCCGCTTGGTTTGTGCTTCAGTCATGCCGCCGGGGTGGCTGCTGGCCACGTGGAAGTTATTGACGCTGTTGTCCGTGTAGGATTTCCCGCCCCCTGCGCTGACCGGCACATACGTCCCCGGCATGGCACCGCCTATCGGGTAGTAACCGCCCCCGCCAGCCCCGGCGGCATAGTCGTTGGCTTTCTGCGCCTTCTTGTCGATATCGCTGGATTCATTATTGATAATGCCGAGCTTCTCCAGCACCCAATCAATCCCCTGACGCAACTTGTTGAACGCCTTAAGCGGCAGCATCAGCGCGTCGGCCACTGAGCGGCCAAACTCAACACCGGCGTTCTTGCAACGATCAAGACTTTCCTGGCTGGACTTCACCGGCTTTAACAGGTCGTTGAACCACTGCCACGCCTGCTTGAGCCAGCCACCGAGGGCGTCAAACATCGGCTTAAGCGGGGTAAAAAGCTCACCAATCGGGGCGAATGCCTCCGTAATACCGATGATCACCCCACCAAAAAAGGCGCTGATGGGTTCCCAATACTTGCGGATCAGCAGCGCACCGGCAACGAACGCCGCGCCGACGGCGACAATCGGCCACGTCAGCGCCCCTAGCACGGTCATGATGGCCCCACCGGCGATACTGACCGACGTACCGAGGAAACCGGCAGCGGCAACGATACCGTTAATCCCGGCAATCACCGGCCACGCGACCAACCCAATCCCACCCAGCGCACCCATTACCGCCAGAATGGCCGTGCTGACCATAAAGATTTTTTTCGTCAGCTCCGGGTTTGCCTTCGTCCATTTACCCACCGTGGATAGCCACTCTGTCGCCGTGCGCGTCAGTTGCCGCAGTGCCGAATCCTGCTTTTCAAACACCTCTATGCGCACATCTTCCCAGGCTGAAGTCAGGTTTTTTAAATCCCCGTCAAGGTTGTCGGTCTGGATTTTCGCAATCCTGTCCGTCGTCCCTTTCGCACTGCCAATCGCCGCACGCTTCTCCGCCAATTTCCCGTTACCGGCGGCGGCCACGAGCTTAACGGCCCCCTTCATGGCCTCTTCACCGAAAATGACTTTCAGGTATTCCGCCTGCTGCGCCGTACCGAGGTTGTTTTTCTTGAAGGAGGCGTGGATAGATTTCAGGATTTTTTCAACCGGCAGCATGTTGCCTTTGCCGTCGCGCGTTTTAACACCCAGTTCACCCAGGGCCGCCGGTGATTGCCCTTGCGGAGCCTGTAAGCGGCTAAAGATGGCACTGGTGCCTGTCCCCGCCATGGAGGCTTTGATGCCGTTGTCCGCCAAAATACCCAGCAGGGCGGTGGTATCTTCAATGCTCGCCCCAGCGGCCTCGGCAATCGGCGCGGCGTACTTCATCGCCTCACCCAGCTCGACAAGGTTGGTGTTTGACGAGGTAAATCCTTTGGTCATCACGTCAGCAATACGCTCGATGTCCGCATTGGCAAGGTTAAAGGCGGACTGCATATTGGTGATGATGTCCGCCGCCTGCGCGATATCCACGTCAGCGGCCAGACTGAGATTTACCGTTGAGCCTGTCGCGGCCAGCACGGCATCGGCGTCATAGCCTGACTTGGCCAGCGTGGTCTGTGTGCGCGCCACATCCCCCGGCGAAAAGGCCGTTGTCGCACCAATGTCACGCGCCTGCTGACGAACCTTGATGAGTTTCTCGTCATTTTTATCCAGGCCAAGAATGGATTGCGTAGCCGACATCTGCTTATCAAAACCCACACCGGGCGCAATAAATCGGCCTGCCGCATACAGGCCCGTCGTCGCAATCCCTACCCCGGCAGCCCCCAGGCCCGCCACATTGCCCGCCAGTTGCTTACCCGCCTGATAGCGTTGCTGCACGTGACTTAACCGCTCTTGCTGCTGACTGACGCGCGCCAATGCCTCACGTTGGCGATTGAGCTGGTTGGTGGTGTCGCTAATCGACGCTCTCAGGCTGCGCTCATCATTGGCCAGCGTACGGGTATTGATCCCCGCTTGCGTCAGCGCCTGACGCTGGCGATGCACCGACTCACGCAGGCCGTTGTATTTGAGCTGTAACTCGGCAGCAGAGCGTTTCGCCGCCTCCATCACCTGCACTTGCGCACGGGTCGGATTGACCGTGTTTCTCAGTGACACCGCCAGAGCGTTGGCGTCCTGTCTGGCTTTTTGCAGTGCTCGACCGGTGACCGCAAGCTGCGCACTCGACTCGCGAAACCCCTCAATACGTTTGGCTTGACCATTCAGTTTCTTGAGGTCTTGTTGCGTCGTGCGGATGTTCGCAGACAGCGACCTGCTCGCTGTCTGGATGTGCTTGAAGGGTCGGCTGGCTTGGTCAACGGCTTTGAGTAGCACCTGCAATCTAACATTGTTACTCATTCGCGTGTCCGCTTCGTTGGAGCGCTTTATCGCGCCAGTTGATAACCTCCATCAGGCTCATCGGGTAAAGCTCTGACGGCGGCCAGTGGAAGATCACCGCGATATCCGCCATCAGATCATCAACCGACATCCCGGCGGGAAACGTTAGCGTGCCGCATTCGGTGACAAAAAACCGACGACCTGACCGGCCAGCGCAACAAGGTCAGTCAGCTCCAGCAAAGCGACCTCGCTCTCGGTCAGTGACGGGTACGTCATGCGCGGCAAGACTTTAATCAGGGCATCAACATCCGACCCCGCCACCGCCGCCAGACTCACCCCGCGCAGGGTGCCCGCGTTAGGCTTAATCAGCGTCACGGACTCAATCACGGTATCACCACGCTTGACCGGCGCATCCAGGGTGACCACGTTCGGGTTTTCTACTGCTTTATCTGCTTTTTTCATTGGGGTTCTCTCACGTAATTAATCAGGGGAAAAGGGCGGCCAGCATTGCTGACCGCCGGTACATTACGACAGGCCGATATTGCGGCGATGGCGCTCCAACATATCGACGCCGTTCACGCGCTCAATCATGTTGATGGTGTCGATTTCGATACGCTCTTTGCCGTCAATCGTCAGCTTGTAGTAGGTGCATTGGGTGGTGATTTTGGTCTCGGTATCCTCACCCTGTTTCTGCTCGCCAAAATCCATTTCTTTATGGCGACCACGCAGCACAATCTCGACGGCCACCACGTCGCCGGTGTCATCACGCTGGTAAGAACCGCAAAAGCGCAGCGGCACGGTAGCCGCACTGGCGGCAGCGTACTGCCCCCACAGCGCATCATCAGGCAGGCCGCCGATTGTCCATTCCACACTGAGGGCATCATCGTCCAGGCCAAAATCCACCGGGGCAGCGCCGCTCATGCCGCCGCCGCGATAGTTCTCCAGCTTGCGGGTCAGTTTCGGCAAGGTCACCGAGCTGACAAGGCCCATGTAGCTCAGGCCGTCGTTAAACAGGTTGAGGTATTTCAGTTTGCGCGGGAGTGCCATTGTTAAACGTCCTCTTAGCTGTTGACGGCGGCGGCCAGATTCACCAGATATTTATCGGTAATGCGCTGGCGCAGGGTTAAATCTTCCAGCGGCGGCACCGGGGTGTAGTCGTAATCGATAAACAGTTTCCCGCCTTTCAAGGACTCCTTATCGTTGGCGCTTTCGTCATACCAGCAATCTGCGTCAATGATGTAACCATTGCTTTTCAGCTCGCGGAATTTGGCCTTGATGCCGTCAATGATGTCGCGGATCAGCGTGGCCGTGACCGGTTTATCCACCGCCCACATGTGCGCCTCGGCCATGGTGTCGGCCAGCACTTGCGCGGTGCGGGTGTAGTTTTCAAACAGGAAAAGCGGCTCATCAGAACAGGTGCGGTTACCCCAGAAACGAAAACCGTCTTTGCGGATAAGGGTGGTGACCCCCGCCTGATTGAGCAGGTCGGCATCGGTGCCGGGTGCCTGCAAATCCCAGAACACCGAGGCGCTGATACCGGTCACGCCGTTAACGCCGACGTTGGACAGGGTTTTATGCCACCCCTGTTCCTGGTCGATTTTGGCCCGCAGGCCGAGGGCCCGCGCCGTGGCGTAGGCGGTGTTGCTGGCGTTGGTGGTGGTATCCCAGGCAAGGAAATCCGGCCAAATCAGCATCAGCTCACGCTGGCCAAAGTTGTCACGGTATTTGAGGGCGTCAGGGATAGTCTTGCAGCCCCAGGCGGCAATATAGCCAAAGGCGCGCAACGACTGGCAGACCGTGCCCAGTGCGGCGGCCACGTCTTTTGTGTCCAATCCAGGCACGCCCAGGATGCGCGGCTTGACGCCGGTGACGGACTGCGCCGTCAGTAGCGCCTTGAGGCCGGTATTCTGACCGGTCGCATTTGTGCCGCCGATAATATTGGAGGTAGTCTCGGCCGCATCTTTGCCCTCAGCGACGCGCACCACGACCGTGACCGGTTTGCACTGGTCAGCAATGGCCTGCAATGCATCAGCCAACGTGCCTTTTTTACCGGCCTTGCCTACCGCCGCTTGCACATCGGTGATCAATACCGGGACATTGAGCGGGAACATAACCGGGTCAGCGTCGCTGGCGGTACACACCATGCCGACAATGGCGGTGGAAACCGTTGAAATCACGCGTGTGCCATCGTTGACTTCGATGACTCGCACACCATGATGGTAGTCACTCATTGAGTTTACTCCGTGGTTGTTTGGTGTGGACAGCTTGCCGCCGCGCGGGGCCGCGCGCACGTCATCAGCGTTGGAAGGCCCACCAGACAACGGCGCGCAGAGGTTGGGAAGGGAATGACGTCATGACGATCGTTTTCGCCGATCAATATCTCCGCATTGATCTACCGAATCGATTGGACGGGTTTTAGACGGACGGGTTAGGGTTGACCCAACGCGGCAACATCAGGGAATACCGCGCCAACAGAGAACAGCCCGCAAAGTTTGCGGGCTGTTTTTCTTTCAGGCATCCGGGGGGGTTGGCCAGTCAATGTCTGGCGCGGCTTCGGTATCTACCCGGTTAATCAGCACCCGGTAACGCATCCAGGCCAGCAACTGCGCCTGTTCATCTGCCGACGCTATCCCCAGCGTTTGCGCATCCTGCAACGGGGCGATCTTCTTTGTCGCCAATGCCAGTTGTTGTGATTTATCGACCTTGGCGGCCTCCACTGCCTGCGCTTTTGAGGGCGGCGGGATATCGACCCAACAGGGTAAACCGTGACTATCCGCCCCGCGCATTTTTCCTTCTGGCCCTTGTGCGCAATACGTCGCCCACACCGCGTCACTGATCGGTTTCACATCCTCCGGCCAATTGTCGTTGGCGGCATAGGCCGGTTTATCTTCCAACACATAGAGAATATTGGTGCTCGCACTGTATCCGTAACTCATTTTATACCCCCACGGCCCACCAGAAGAGCACCCGTTCATTATCCCCCATCGCCGCATTAAACCCGCCTGCCGACAGGCTTTGTGCCTCAAAATTCATATTTGAATCTCCCCAATGCCCGGCCAGTGTGAGTTGGACGCCGAAACAGTCCTGTGTGTAGCCACGCGGAAAACCCACCCAGGTGAGATAGCCTTCGCCCCGGTTAACCACGCCGCCCTGGAAAATAAAGCCGGTCAGTTCGTCTTTGTACCACCATGCCTGACGCGTGCCCGCCACATGTGAACGGTTGTTAAAAGAATTCCAATCCACTCGGCCATCTACAGCCTTTTGGATAAAGTTACTTAAATATCCCCCCCATACTGAACCATTGACATTGCCATCATTGGCAAATATTGTGCCGCCGCTAAAATTAATTTGAGGATTTACGCCTGAAATATGCAATAAGCCATCATTTCTCAATGAGAAATATGAATCCGTCGAGCCGTATTTATTGTGCAGCGAGACCTCGGCACTTTCTCCTACTGTTTCATTGTAATAAAACTCGGCAAGCTGGGAATCCGCAATCTTGAGACGCAGGCCGTTGGCCTGTCGGTGTGCTCTCGCCTCGCCATCGGTATAGGTCACATACCCCATTTTATCGATAAAGTCAGCATGCGTTAGTGTGACTTGCGTCCCCAACGTCACGCCGCCCGACGCCATTGAAACCGCGAAAGGTCGATGGCTGCCATAGCCTCCCAACGGGTCATTGGCATCTGTCATCATCAAATATAATGCAGTGCCGTCGTTGCGCCAAAATGTGCTGTAATTCCCGCTCGTCATTCGGTAGTTATTTTGACTGGTCGATTGTATTTCAGCGCTGGTTTTTACAATGCCCGTTAATTGACCGCCTGTTTTCATTAAATAACGCCCATCGGCTTCGGTCTTATTCCAGGCATTCACGTCCCCGGCCTGCAAGTTAACATCGGCTGAAATCGGCTTGCCGTTTACCTTGATGGAGCGCAGTGCATATTTCTGCACCGCTTGCGCATCCGTCAGCGCGCCAACCTCTGCCGCCGTGGGTTTGTTCTCGGTGCTGTAATAAGACTCGAACGGCCCCCAGACGCCATCAGGTGAGCTGCGATAGCGAACATGCGTTTTAGTCGTGGATGCCCCCGCCTGCATGAAAATCTGCTTGCGGCTGCCGCCGTCATAGCAAATCGACAACACTTCCCAGGAAGCATTGAGGTTAGGGCTGTTCTTGTGTTTCCCGGTCGTCAGTCCGAAAAAACCACTGCGGCCAATCTCATTGGGATCGGACACCACCGCACAGGTGGCTCCTAAGCCGAATGCGCCGACCTCCATCAGTTGACCGGTTGAGCCGCCCACCTCTCGCAATGCCGCCGCCTTCAGTCCCAGGCTCAAACGGGCCTTGGCTTTATCCGGCAAGTCAGCCAGGTTCTGCGCCAATTTTACCGCCGCATCATTCACCACTTTGACCGCTTTCGGTGTCGCTGCGAGCGCTTCACTGACGCTATCAGTGGCACTGCTTAGCTGGACAATCCCCTTGGCCACCGTTGTCGCATCCGGCACACGGGATAGTTTACTTGCAGCCAAGTCATAGGCCGCCTTAACCGCTTTCGGCGTGGCGGCAAGTGTTTCGCTTGCGCTGTTGGTTGCGCTGCTCAGTTGGACAAACCCCTTGGCCGCCGTGGTGGCGTCGGGATGGTTGCGGGACTTGGCATGGTCATCAATCGCCGCCGCCACAAAGTCGCGGGTGGCTGTCACCATATCACCACTCACAATCAGCGTGACCGCCTCGGTATGACTGACAATCAGCACCATGCGCAGGGTTTGCGTGCGCCCGCTCCCCTCCTCCAGTTTTGGCTTGTAGGACTCTGCCATATTACCGACCGCAATCAACACGCCATCCGCGTCATACAGGCCCATTTCACGCAGCCAGAAGCCGCCCACATTGGCGGGAATGATCAACTCGGCAATCAGCCGGTCAGGTGCGGCACTGTCAACCGTCAGGCTATTGAGTGCCGCGCGGTAACACTCGTTAATCAGCGTGGTTTGTGCCGGGCCAGGTGTGGGGAGCGTGCCGTCACCGTCACCGACGGCCAGCCGGTCAATCGTCAACGGCTTGCCGCCTGCGCTGGCGGCTGCAATCTTTGCCGCCCCGGCGGTGGTCAGAATGGCTCTGTATTTGCTCATGATTTCTCGCTTGTTATCCGGGGTAAACAGTAATTGTGTCGCCATCGTAAATACCGACACCGGTGTAAATAGGCCCATTGACGTCCTGAACGATGTTGAGGCCGACAAGGTGACGACTGACCGGCTTGGCATCAGCAATCATGCGCTCCATCTCCTGATACATTTCCTCGGTGATGCCGGTTTCCTGCACGCCGATATCCAGCCTAAAGGTGCCGGGCGGGTCATTGGTTTGCCACCACTCCAACACCTTGATGAGGTAGCCGAGCGGCTCCACCACCCGGCGAACGGCACCCAGGGTGCCCTTGTGGCGATGGAGGTAAAACGCCGAGGTCACTACGTTACGCTTGATGCTCTCCGACCAGTTCTCATCCCATCGGTCAACCGAGAACGCCCAGGCCAGATAGGGCAGCAGATTGAGCGGACAGGTTGCCGGGTTCCACAGGTCACGCACCGGCACCGGCACGCGCGCCAGTTCGGCGCAGGCACGCTCGGCGGCCACCTCCAGCGGCGAAGATCCGACCGGCAGCAGGCGGTTATTCATCGGTTCCCCCGACGGTGATGCGATACTGCTCGCAAAACGACGCCTGGGTCGTGTTCAGCACGATATCGGCCAGCGGCTTTTTCAGTTCCACGCGTTGCACGCCTTCGGCATGGAGTACGGCATAGAGGGCAGACAGGCGGATATCACGCCCTAACCGGTGTTGTGCGGTGATGTAGTGCTTGAGCTTGGCCTCGGCGGCGGCTTGAATGGGAGCCGCCTCCGGGCCTGGGTAGAGATAGAGCACCGCCTCAATGACATACTTGACGATGGTCGCGGATTGCACCGTCACACGGTCACCCACCGGGCGCACGTTTTCATCATTCAGGGCGCTGGCCACCACGGCCAACAGGTCAGCACTGGCCGTGCCGTTCCCCTCCCTCGACAACACCGAAACGGTCACGCAGGCCGGACTCGGGCTGATCACCTTCACGTCAGCCACCCGACCATCAGCAGCGCGACCATGGTATTCATAGGCACCGGATGGCCCCGCAACGCTGATACCTTCAAATGCCTGCGGGATACGCACCCGATACTCGCTATCGGATTCCATCACCGCCGGTGTGGGTGGCAGTGTGGTGTCATCTGCGGGGGTGATCACCAGTCGAGGGGTATCAACATTCGCGCCAAGCTGGTCGAGGTCACTGCCGGTGGCAAAGGCCACCATCACCGCACGTGCCGCCTCATTCACCCGCTGGCGCAGCATCAGCTCGCGATAGGCGTTTTCCTGCAGTAGCTTGACGATAGGCTCGGACTCCAGCGCCAGGGTGCGTGCAATGGCCTCCTGCTGGTCTACCGGATACAAAGAAATCAGCGTTGCTTTGCGCTCGGCCAGCAGGGTTTCATACTCCAACGCCTCCACCACATCCGGGGCGGGGAGCTGGCTTAAATCGATGGTTGGCATAGTTATCAGCTCAAGGGGACGGTTAAGGAAAATGTGCCGCTGGCGTCGCGGCGCTCGCCGGTGATATCAACAACCATTTGGCCATTGAAATGGCTCTCGAACGTGATGGCCGTCAGGCTGATGCGCGGCTCCCATTTCAGGATTGCCACGTAGCAGGCGGCCATCACCTGCAACTTGACCGCTGCGTTTTGCGGCTGGTCAATCAGGGCTGATAGTAAAGAGCCGTATTCACGGCGCATCACGCGCGATCCAATCGGCGTGATGAGAATGTCACGCACGCTTTGGCGAATGTGGTCAAGGTCGGTCAGCTCGGTGCCGGTGTTGCGGCTCATGCCGCTGTAGCGCGCCGTCATTTGGTGCCCTCCGTCCAGCCACCGCCGCGCTGCACACCACCGTGACCGTGGTTATCTATCTGCACGTTATTGGATTTTAAGGTGCCGCCGGAATGGCTGATATCCCCTTTCATCTCGCCGCCCTTCTGCACTTCCAGCGTGCCGGTGGTCAGCTTGTTGGTGCAGACCACCTCCGGTGTGTTTAGGGTGATTTTTTGGCTGGCATTGACCGTCACCACCGGCACCGTGACGGTGACCGACTCGGAGGCAGTCACATCCGCTGTTTTGATGCCGGTGACAATGAGTGCACCGGTTTCCGGCTCGTATTCAATGACCGCGCCATCAGGAAAGCTGACGTGGAACGCATCGGCAGAGACCGACGGCGGCGGGAAGTCATCGGAATAAATGCCCGGCAGCACAAAGGCAGTATCCAGCTCACCACCCAGGGCCAATACAAGCACCTGCTCGCCAATGGACGGTGCCCACCAGGTACGCGAGCGCCCGGCGCGGCAGGTGAGCCAGTTCAACCAGGCGGTCGTATTGCCGCCGGTTTGGACACGGCAGCATCCCTCATCGATATTGACGTCAGCAACGACGCCAATGCGGATGAGGTTGCGCACTGCGCGCGCCAGTTCTGAGAGGGATTCAAGTGTTTTCATGGGGAAAGGATGCCGCCAGAGAGATCCAGCGGCAATCTGCGGGCGTAGGATGGACCACCAAACAACGGTTAACGTCTATCAGCTATCTGCAAAGTGAGAAATCACCACATCTTCAACGATTTGCCGGTCAGCCTCGCTAAAGCCCAGCAAGGGGCGAATGTCATACCTTACATCCTTGCTATAGCGCGTTGGTCGGTCTTTCAAGCCGTCCTGATGCACGCGCGCGATACGCTGCACACGCCCAACAAACTCGACCACCGCGTCATCATTACTGCCCTTGGCTTGCATGTAACGATGGGTGCGCAGCTTGGCAAACATGGCCCGCTTCACTCGGCCTTTTTTACCCCGCACCGGCTGGCGGCGACGGGCATACGGGGTGCCATTGGGTGCCTGCTGGCGCTTGATGCGCTGCTGCTGACTGGTGCGGAGCTGCTTGGCAATTTCTGCGGCCATCTTGCGGCGGCTGGCCGGTGACAGGCTGGCAATCAGCGCCGCCAGCTTGTCATCAAAGGGTTTAAGCTCACTCATCCCATTCGCTCACCAGCTCGCCATGAATATAGAGCTGCATTGGACGTACCACCGGCACCGGCGGAGGCGGCTCCGGGGCGTGCGAAACATGCAGCGCCCGATCAACCTCTTTGACAATCGTGCGCTCAGTCAGGCGCAGGCTGATACTGACGTCCAGGCTTTCGTTATTGTTGATGTCGGCGATGTAGGTAAATCCCTGCTTTTTGCCCTCGTCAGTGGTCATGATGTCGGGCTGGTTTTCCCGTAGCCACGCCCCCACTGGCACCAACAGCAAATCAAGATCGCCGGTGAAATCCGTTACCACCACGTTGAGCGTGTAGCGGTTTTCGAACGACAGCGACGCCGCCAGCGTGGCCCCAATCGATCCGCTGTCGATAAAGATGCGCAGCATTTCCGGGTTGGCTTTCAGCACCGGCACGGCATCATTCAGCGCTTTGCGCAGGCTTTTCGGCTTGAGCATCTAATTCCTCCTGACAGTGTTTCACGGCCTCGACCTGCTGCGCGCAGCTCACCAGGGCGCGCTCAAGCTGGCGAACCTCCTCACTTAACGCCCCGTTGGTGGTCGGTTGGCTTTCCGGTATCGGGCAACTGCTGACCCTCGGACATCCAGCGTAGATAATCGTCGGGGGTGGCAAATCCGGGGCGACGGTGCAGCCGGATAACATCATCAGGCAAAGGAGACTGATACCAGCGGCGCAGAGCTTCATTTTCATTGAGGAGCCTCGTGATGGTTTGATGACGGCGGTTGGCCAGTGCCTCGGCAGCGTCACGCTGCTCACGCAAAAGCACCTGTTCCCGCTCGTTGCTGCGGGCGCGGGCCTCCAGTTCAGTGAGCGCGTTCTGCAAGGCTTGCAGCGCTTTTTTCTGCTTGCCGATGGTCTCGATTGCCAGTGAGCGGGTCAGCTCACTGTTTTCACGCTTTATCCACCACACCGACACGACGGCCAGCATCAGCAAGGTAATCAGTATTTTCATTGCGCCCCCGTCATGCACAGCGTGCGCTCACTGGCGCGCCGGTTGGCCAGCCCGGCAGACTTCACGCCATTGACATAGACCCAGCGAGGGAGCTGATTGCACGCCTGCGGCCATTGTTGCTGATTGATGAAGTGCGCCAGCGTGGACTTGCACGCGGCCCCCGTGCCAACGTTAAAGGCAAAGCTGACCACCGCGTCATACACCGGCTGCGGCATGGCCACCGGCATACATTGCGCGAGCCTGCGCTCAACCTGCATAACATCCGCCACCAGATTGACAGCGGCGTCACGCTCGCTGATCGCCTGCCCCGGCTTGACCCCGGCGGTGTGGCCAATGCCGCTTGTCCATACCCCGGCGCTGCACTGGTAGGGACTCAGGCGGCACCCTTCCAGGTTGGCAATCAGCTCCAGCCCACCTAGCGAGGTGCCCAGTTGCGAAAAGTCAGGCAGCAGTACGGCCAACAACAGCACCGCCGCCACACTGCAACGCTTAACGATTGAGGACATCGATAACCTCCTTTTGGACACCGAAACGCTTGAGCAACAGATAGCTCTTGCGGCGGTAATACCAGTTGATGGCAAAGGTGCCGACACCTACCGCCGCACCGACAATCAGCGCAATATCCTGCGCGGAATACTGGCCCACCCAGGCCAACATCACGGCCACGGCATAGGCAAGAAATGAGGTGATTTTCTCCATGCTTAATCCCATAGCTGAACGGTTTCGGTTGCCGGGGCAGTCTCCATCACCGGCAGCGTGACGGCGGTGCCGTGGGGCAGAATGGCACCCACCTCGGCCAATCCCGGATTGGCCAACAGTACCGCCTCGACCACGCCCTCGGTGCGGCCATAATGCCGGTGACACAGCGCGTCAAGGGTGTCACCCTGCTGTGCAATGACCTCCATCAGAGCTGCCCGACGATACAGCGCGGTTTCCCCTGCAACCGCGCCACCGCCCAGCGCATATCCCGCCAATGCTCGTCAATCGACGCCTCAACGTCATCGGCCTTTTTATCCCCCTTTGCGCTGGCATCAACCGTGCGGTAACGCTCGTACAGGACAGCCGTGGCCATGGCGCAGACCGCGCTCAGGTAGTGAAAACACTTCTCGCTCTCCCCGTCGATATGCTCGGCGGGCACGTCCGTCAGGCACATAAACCCGGCGGCCATCTGCTGCTCGCGGTACAGATACAACTCGGCATTGGTCTCCGCGATACCGCTTTGAATGGCATGGCGCAGGCGCTGCGGCGTGACGGTATGCTCCAGGCGCATCAGCTCACGCACGCGCTTCGGATCGACGTCGGGGAAAAAGAAGGTGTTTTTAATCACCGCCTCCGCCACATCCGGGGGCGGAATAATGGCCGTCGGCACATCAAACGGCGCAACGGGGTTATGCATAATCACTGTTGTCATGACGACCTCAAAATAGGGGGCGGTGAACGATGGCGTTGATAAGCCCTAGGGCAGTCGCGGCCATCGTGCCGCCCAGCGCGGGGCGCATTCTGTTAACCGGCGACTCTTTTCGCCTTCGGTGGCCGCCCACGTTTTGCCGGGGTGGCGGCAGTCTTACGCGGGCGCGCGGTTGTTCTTTTGGCGGCGGGGGCCGGTTTGGGCTTGAGCGCACTCTCGCACCGTTGGATCTCTTTTTTTACCCCTGCGGCCTTGTCCTTTCGCATGGCGATGTTGAGGTGCTCCAGCGCCTGCGCAAAATCACCCGCTTCACTGAACATCAAGCCAATGACCTTGTGCAGTTTGGCGCGCACCTCTTCGGGCATGTCCGCATCACCGACCAGCGCCAGCGTGGCCAGCAGGTCGCTGATGGCCACCGGCGTTCCCGCCTTGCGGCAGCGCTCGGCCGACAGCGCAACATCTTCAACCAGCAAATAGGGGGCCGGGCGCTTGTTGTTCGGGGTAACAAGCCGGTGTTGCAGCGCATAGGGCGCAATCACCAGCGCGCCAGGGATATCGTCGGCATCGAGCCGCCACTGCATGACGGTCATCAGGATGTCATCCTGTGCGCCACGCCCTTCGGCCAGCACGCCCGCCACCCAGGGCGCATAGGCAGGCAACATGGCCCGCTTGTGCTCGGCTTTCCTCTCGACGGAATAGATTTGTTTCAACTTTGCGCGGTCTGCGGCCAGCTTGACGAGCATTTGCTCGTAGGCGTTGGCATGGCGCAGCGGGTCATCTACCCGCTGCGCAGCCTCCATGGCCGAGACCCGCATCATGTGACGCTGTGCGGGACTCGTCATGGTTTACGCCTTATCGTCTGCGGGTTGTTCCCCGGTTGCTACGGGCTGTGTGATCGCCGCCATTTCCTTCACCAACTCCCCCGCCAACGCTTTCACCTTATCCGGGTCGGTTTCGGTTTTCTGGGCCAGCAACTCGATATTTTCAATCAGGCAACCGAAGGCGTAATCCTCAACCACATAATCGATGTTCATCGACTCGTAGTTTTCCACGCGGTCACGCTTGGCGTTTTCTTCCATGTGACGGCGGTGGCTCTCATCCATGAAGTAGATAGAGAGGTTTTCCAGACTGGTGACCATGATGGCGTTAGCCGGGAAGAACGGCACGCGCACGGCTGGCAAGTTACCGATGCGCTTTTGGCTGACAATCACGTCGGCGGCCATCGCCTCGGTGTTCGCCTGCTCCTGATTCACAATCGGGAAATACTTGTCCGCCAGCAACTTGCGGCCACAGATGACCACCAGGTCAGGTGACTCTTGATGCCACGGTGCAATCAGGTTGTTGGTAGCGTCCATCACCAGCGCATCCAGGTTGGCAAAATCCCCCTCTTTACCGATGCGAATTACCGCTGAAATCACCGTCCCATCTTCAGCAGTCACACAGTCCATCACGCGCGCTGGCGCTTCGTCGCGGTACTTTTGCAGCCAGCCGACGGCGATATCTTGCAGCAGGGGGGATTTGATGCGGTCAGAGGTGGGCGCGCGCTTGATGCCGTTGAACCCGGCCATGATGAAATCCAACGCCTGACGCTTCACGATGGCGTTACGAATGCGCAACTGGAAATCCTGATAGCGCGCCCAGAGGTCGAGCTGCTTATAGCGCAGGTGGAAGTCAAAGTTCATTTGCTGACACTCGTAGCCCTTTGACTCCAGCGCGGTGAAATCAGCGGTCTGACGCTCTTTGCCACCGTCGGTGTCGGTGGTGCTGGCAATGGAGCCATTGACACCCACGCCGACCTTTTCCCCTTTCAGCTCATCCACCGGCACCATGTTGATGCGGGTCAGGAAATCAGAGGTCTCCTGCACGGTATTCATCAGGGTTTGTGTGATGGATGGCTCCACGCTGAACTTGTTAGAGATGTCACCGACGTCGATGCCGTTGAGCTTCGCAACCTGCGTCAGATAAGCGTTAAATTTAAAGCGGGTCTCTTTTTTCATCAGGGTTTCCTAGTCAATAAACGGGGTGATCACAGGGGGCGCACTGCGCCCCGGTCAGACGGTTAGCAGTTGGTCAGCAGACTCTCCTCACCCTCGCCGCCAGTGGCCGCCGGGCGGCGCGACTGGCTAAAACTCTCGGTGTTGTCGAGCGTGGTTTTCAGCTCGGCAAACTGCTGCAGGCTCTCTTTTGCTGCGGTTTTTAGCCCGGCGATTTCCTGCTCCAACTCGGTAAAACGCTGTGCGGTGCTTTCGCCGCTGGCCTGCACCTGCTCCACCACCGCCGTGACGGCCTCATGCACATCGCCGAAACGTGCGTCATCGCTCTCCTGCTTGCGGCTGAACATGGCTTTCACTTTTTCGCTCAGGCTGGATAGGAGGGTATCGGGCACCTCTTCGAACTCCAGTTCGACCAGCGTGGCCACTGAGAACAGGTCGCCCGGCTCGGCCTTACGGCCCGCGAGCGGGTTGGTTTTAGCGCGAGAGCAGAATTCAAGGTATTCCGTCCCCAGGCTGGCCGGGTCATCAGTCACCGCGAGGCCAACGAGATAGCACTTGCCGGTGTTGGCAAAGTTCGGGCGGATCTCCATGGAGGTGTAAACCTTCTGGCCCGCCTTCACCATGGCGGCCAAATCATCGGTTGGGGTCAACTTGGCGAACAACGCCCATTTGCCGTTAAGAATGGAATCGTCAGCGATTTTCTCGGCTTTCAGCTCGACCACATCGCCCAGGCGCTTGAAATCGCCGTTGGGGAATAGCCCTTTGATGTGTTCCAAATTGATGCGGCAGCCATAGACACGCGGGTCAAAGTTCTCGCCCATTTGCTGGATATCATTGCCGTCAATCACACGGCCATCGCAGGTGTCACCTTCAACACCAATGCGAAACCACTTTGATACTTTTTTTGCCATGGTCATTGTCCTGATTGGGAGTGTTATGTCGGGGGCTAGTTTCCCGGTCAAACACCCACGCGACCAGCGATGGCCGACGGACTGTCCCTGACACAACAGCACCTTAGCGCGCCGCCGGTGCCGGTTGCGTAGCCTTGCCCTCGTCACCACCATGAGGGCACAGCATGCACATTCAGACCGATACCACACTCCTGCTCGACCCGCGCCGACAGGCCGCCCTGCTCTACTGGCAAGGGTTTTCCGTCAAGCAGATTGCCGAAATGCTCAACCAAAAGGCACCCACCGTGCAGAGCTGGAAACAGCGCGAAAAATGGGACGATATCGCCCCGATTTCCCGCGTGGAAGCCAGCCTGGAAGCGCGGATCATTCAGCTTATTTTGAAGGGCAAAAAAGAGGGCAGTGACTACAAAGAGATTGACCTGTTAGGCCGCCAGATTGAGCGCCTCGCGCGGGTTAATCGCTACATGGCCACCGGCAACGAGGTCGATATCAATCCCAACGTGGCCAACCGCAACAAAGGGGAGCGCAAGAAGCCGAAAAAAAACTATTTCAGCGAGGAAGCGATCGCCAAGCTGGAGCAGGTATTTTTTGATGATTCATTCGAGTATCAGCTCGGCTGGCACAAAGCCGGGCTGGCGCACCGTATCCGCAACATCCTGAAATCGCGTCAGATTGGCGCGACGTTTTATTTTGCCCGCGAGTCGCTGCTGCACGCGCTGAAAACCGGTCACAATCAGGTATTCCTCTCGGCCAGTAAAACCCAGGCGTATGTGTTCCGTGAATACATTATTCAGTTTGCTCACCTGGTTGATGTTGAGCTGGCCGGTGATCCGATTGTCCTGGGTAATAACGGTGCAAAGCTGATTTTCCTTGGCACCAACTCCAACACCGCGCAGAGCCATAACGGCGACCTGTTGGTCGATGAAATCTTTTGGATCCCCAACTTCCAAAAGCTGCGCAAAGTGGCCTCCGGCATGGCCTCGCAAAAGCACCTACGGTCAACCTACTTTTCCACCCCCTCCACCCTGGGGCATGGGGCGTTCCCGTTCTGGTCGGGGGAGCTGTTCAACAAAGGACGTAAAAGCACTAAAGAGCATGTGGATATCGACATCAGCCACAGCGCGCTGGCGTCGGGCAGGCTTTGCGGTGATGGTCAATGGCGGCAAATTGTCACCATTGAGGATGCGCTCGCCGGAGGCTGCAACCTGTTCGACCTGGATATGCTGAAACAGGAAAACAGCGCCGATGATTTCCGCAACCTGTTTATGTGCGAATTCGTGGACGATAAAGCCTCGGTGTTCCCATTTGAGGAATTGCAGGGCTGCATGGTGGACAGTCTGGAGGAATGGACGGACGTTAACCCGTATGCGGCGCGGCCCTTTGGTGACCGTCCGGTATGGGTCGGCTATGACCCGGCGCACACCGGCGACAGCGCCGGGTGTGTGGTACTGGCTCCGCCGATGGTCGCGGGCGGTAAATTCCGCATCCTGGAGCACCACCAGTGGAAAGGCATGGACTTTGCCGCCCAGGCCGAGGCTATCAAAGCGCTAACCCAAAAATACCGCGTGGAATACATCGGTATCGACGCCACCGGCATCGGCCAGGGTGTATTTCAGCTTGTTCGCGCCTTCTACCCGGCAGCGCGGGAAATCCGCTACAGCCCCGAAGTAAAGACCGCCATGGTGCTGAAAGCCAAAGACACGATTGGCAGTGGCCGCCTGGAATACGATATCGCCCATACCGACATCACAAAATCGTTTATGGCCATCCGCAAAACCATGACCGCCAGCGGGCGCAGCGCCACTTATGACGCCAGCCGCAGTGAAGAAGCCAGCCACGCCGACGTGGCGTGGGCGACCATGCACGCCCTGCTAAACGAGCCGCTCACCGCCGCCAATGGCCAGCCGTCAAAATCTATCCTGGAGTTCAACCGATGAGTAAGCGCAACCGCCGCAACAAAAAGGCCACCACAACCACCGCGCAGCCCGCTCAGGCTACGCAGGCGTTCACCTTTGGCGAGCCGTCAGCGGTATTGGATCGCCGTGACATTTTGGATTACACCGAGTGCGTCGGTAACGGCAAGTGGATAGAGCCGCCAATCAGTTTTTCCGGGCTGGCGAAAACCTTTCGCGCAGCCGTACATCACAGCTCACCGATTTACGTGAAGCGTAACATCTTGGCCAGCACCTACATCCCTCACCCGCTGTTATCCCAGCAGGATTTTAGCCGCTTTGCGCTTGACCATCTGGTCTTTGGGAACGCTTTTTTAGAGCAGCGTTTAAGCGTCAGCGGCAAACTGATGAAGCTTGCCACCTCACCGGCCAAATACACCCGGCGCGGCGTGGAGCGTGGGGTTTACTGGTTTGTGCAATCCTTTACCGAGCCGCACAGCTTCGCCCCGGACAGTGTTTTTCACCTGCTGGAGCCGGATATTAACCAGGAGCTTTATGGGATGCCGGAATACCTGAGCGCGCTTAATTCGGCATGGTTGAACGAGTCCGCCACCCTGTTCCGGCGCAAGTATTACCAGAACGGCGCGCACGCCGGTTACATCATGTATGTGACCGACGCAGCCCAGAGCACCACAGACGTCGATGCGCTGCGCGAGGCGATGAGTCACTCAAAGGGATTGGGTAATTTCAAAAACCTGTTTTTCTATGCGCCGAACGGAAAGCCCGACGGCATTAAAATCGTGCCGCTCAGTGAAGTGGCCACCAAGGACGATTTTTTTAACATCAAGAAAGTCAGCGCGGCTGACCTGATGGACGCCCACCGCATCCCTTATCAGTTGATGGGCGGTAAGCCGGAAAACGTGGGGTCAGTCGGCGACGTAGAGAAAGCGGCCAAGGTGTTTGTGCGCAACGAGCTGACACCGCTTCAGGAGCGCATCAAGGAGGTTAATGACTGGCTTGGCATTGAGGTCATCCGGTTTAAAAAATACAGCCTCGACAACGACGACGAGTAACCCTACAGCCGCCAATTTAGGCGGCTTTTCTATACCCACGCTGTAACGCCCTCAGACGCCCACCACGCCGCGCAATTCCTTGCCCCGCCCCTGATTTGATTTCAACAACTCAGCGCCGCCACGACGCTAAAAAACAATTCTTTTTTGAAAATAAAATTCACTCTGCGCGCAAAGCTATCCCCGCCACGCCTGCACGCTTCATGGGTCGGTTTTAATGCACTTGCATGAATGGTTGAAATCGGCACCAGCACTGGTGCCACTGGTAAGAAATGAGGGTAAATTACTCATGCATTTTAATGCAGCATGGACATGCAAGCGCAATTTTGCGATTTTTACCCCAATCACTCCCCTCATTATCTGCTCTAACGCAAGCTAAAATCTCATCTATCAAGGAAATGGCAACCTCCCGATCGCGAGCACGAAGATTGATCGCGTGCTCCGTGACCAGCCGTGCAATCAGTTCAATACGCTCTACCGCAACAGCATGTTTTAACTGCAAATTCATTCTAAAAGCCCCAGAACCATCATAGTAAAATTACATTACTCATAAATAACCACATACTCTTTAATGTGCATTAAATACGTAGCACGATAATAAACTTTCTGATGATAGCCAGGTCGACCGCTCTATCTTTAATCATTTGGAAATCCTCATTTAATCAAACGAAAGATTCCCCTGGAAATTAAAAAACTCACAAAATCACTGCATTTTTTGGCTGCACGTTATGATTGTTTTCCGCTTCAAGATACCTGTCACAAAGCGTTATGCAACACTGGCTGAAAGCTCACTTTCCCACTCCCTGCCAAGCATCTGTAATGTTACTCAACCCAATCATTCATGATGCTAATATTAATTTTATGTTGTAATTTATTTGATTGATAGTAACAAGGTGTTACTACTTACGGAGAAGAAAAAACAGTATGATGAAAAATTTTTCAGCAGAAATTGGCGCAGCCAAACTTGATAAAGCGGTCGGGATAGCAATTGCAACGCTTGCGCAAGGGCAAAATTTAACCAGCTTCGGAACTCGGATGCAGGCAGGAAAGAAAGTCAGTTGCCATTCTCATAGTGAAGGGGAGGAGTGGTATATTATTTTGTCCGGTAAGGGGCGGATTCTCCTGGCTAATGAGCACAAAGGCGCTCTGAGCAACCATCGCACCCACTTTGTCACTGCGGGAGATGTCTTTTGTATACATGCCCACACAGCACACCAGCTACTCGCCGATACTGACCTTGACCTGATATTCCTCTGTCCAGAGTCACATCTTTCGACAGATAGGCTCATGTTCGACGATTTGTGTTAACAAAATAGTGCACATAGCCTTCCAGTGAGAAGGCTATGTAGTCGCCTCATCGTTTTGCGCGCACCTTGCTGTCGAACACGTCCTGACACGCATCAAATCATTAACAAAACTTTACATTTGACTTACAAAAAAACACTTAATACCGAGTATAAATTACATTCCCAGATGCGCCGAGGTATCATGGGAACACTTATAACTAATATCGTGCTACTCCTTGCCGCAGGCCTTACCAGCCTGCGTTTTTTTATCCCCCTCTAAAACATGCCTTTACCGTGAAGAAAGAGCCTCCTAATGCTCATTTTTACGGTTCAAACAAAATATGATTCTTCCGAATAAATGCCGGTGGGACATAGTAGGCCCAACCGTTACGCTCACAAAACTCAAATAATGACAAACTACTCGAAACCCCTGCTTTCTGATAAATTAAATGCATTTTTTGCCTAACCGTGCCGGGTGTTACACGCAACATTTGTGCAATCTGCTTTTGACTCATTCCTCTAAACATCAAAAATATCACCTCCCACTCTCTAGCCGTAAAGAAACTCGAAGGTTCAGAAAATATAATTGAACGAGGCTTGTTGTCTGTAATAAAATATTTTAATGAATGATGCGTCTGTTGTTGCGCATGGAAAACAGTGCCAATACACTCTCCCTCAGCACTATAAAAAGGGGTTTTATTAAAGATATACCCTTTCAATGCTTGTTCACGACCAAAGGGATGGATCTCCAGCGAGCTTAACCGCTGTCCTAATGCCTCAACCTTACGGTCATGCATTTGAAAGCTAGCGGCGTACTCCGCCGTTCTGGCTGGTAACTCACTATCAAGTCGCCCCTCAACATTGAAACCCTTGGGTAAATTCAGCAAGTCACTGAATGCTGCATTTGCATAGACAAACTCTGACTTAAGGGATTTGACACCGTAAGGTTCATTCATTTTTTCCCAAAGCATTATTAATTGACGTGGAATTTCCTTTTTCATTATGTACTATGCCCCAGCATTGTGCGTCAAAATGGGCAATACTGACATTTAAGTCATAATTGCCAACAAAGGAAAGCAACGCCCTATGGCTTCACAATAAAATCGCAAGGCCGAGAGGGGATATAGTAAGATGACAATATTTATTTTATAGAGGCCGACACCTCACAATAAATAAGATGAAAGATTTTATGTCTGTTGACTGACACACGTCAGCCCTTAATGATTGGTATAGCAAAACTGTATTTTTTAACAAGGGTAGATGATTGCATTTGACACAATAATGATATTTAATTTTGTAACAGGCTACATATTTATAGCAGGTGTTTAATTTTATTCTGTTTTTTCCTGCCTGGCGTATGCCTCAACTCCTGCTGCGCAGCATTCATCCAAATATTCGCGCAAAGATAGCTCCCCTTCTCTTTGTAACCCCTGGCGGCTATCAGAGACAAAATCACAGTAACCAGACAAGCCGAAAAACTTGCCGCGAAACGCCCCTATTTCCGGAACATAGCTGATAAGCGCCAGTTGCCCAGCTATTTGAATGATGTTGGATGCTACTGGTGTAGCCATGTTTTAACCCTATGTTTTTCATGCGTATGCAGGCTAAACTCTGTACTATTAACAGTACCCGGTGAGGGATGCAGATAAATGCAAATTGGCGCAAAAACTGGACGCTTGAGATCTACACTCACAACAGGCAGTTGGCGGGGATTTCTCCCCGCCGTTGCCCTTACCTGGATTCGTAAGCCATGAGTGCAGCAACCTCCCTGTTTCCGTCCCGTATTCGCAACTCACAGAGTGAATCACGGGTAAGCAACGTAAATGCTAATATCGTCATACAGATGATAAATAAGCACCAAACAAGGCGACTGTGCCTCATGATTTCGGCTCCTTGCCTTTCGGCATGTAAGAGGCTACTATCATGTTGTCTATGCATGAAAGGGCCTCGGGTTGATTAATATCGACTCGGGGCTTTTCTCTTTCTGCCTCAGGTGTGCTAGAGACAGAAAGTCTCAAGCGCCCGTTTGAAATATATCACAATCCCCCGTTGGCCTTGAAGCTATCAATAGCTTTTTGCTACCTCTCTGCCCTGTTCCTTTTAGTTACGTTCATCGCTAACCGCCAATGTTGCCACGTGCCACATATCCCGCACTCGCTCAAGTTCTACTATGTGCCCGTCTTTCTCTTTCAACGAGGTCAATAACTCAATCACTACAGATGGCGCGCAATGCTTATAAAATCGCGCCTTTGAGATAACGGCATCGAGCGAGTGCTCAATCCCTGCTCCGCCGTAACAATGCGCATCCAATGCCAAAAGCTTTAACTCTTTGTAATTAGAAACATTTACGACCTATAGTGCATTACTGAATCCGGGCCACTCATCAAGGGCCGGATATGAAAATTCTTTACCGCCGAAAATCACCGTTGCACCGCGCGTTAGCGCCTTAAGCTCCCAACGCTCGGCGGTGATCCCCTCGCGCGCCAGTTCAAGCCGAATTTTAGGTATGCGGTCACGCTCTGCAGACGTCAGACGGGCTGATGGGGCGTCAATTCCTGATTTATTGCGGTTTTTGATACGCTGCTGTCCGTTGGCCCTTGGTGATTGCCCCCTTACAGCGTCCTTGAGCACCTTGGCGACGTCTGGGTCATTCCAGCCAACATCCCCGCTCTCAATCAAATTCATCACCGCTGTGACGTACTCAGGCGGCGTAACAGTCAATACCGGCTCCGGTTCTCGCTCAACCTCCCCACAGTTATTGACAGGACTCCGAGGCGCGCCAGAGGCGCTTTTTAAAGTCAAAGGCTCAACGTCAACGGCTTTACGGACAATGCGCCATTCCGTTGTACGGGTTTCAAATACATGGCCATGGCCAAGGTGCGGCGCGAAGATGCCGACCACCTTTTGCACTTCTTCATCGTAGGCATTCGGCTCATCGGCCACCTTGCGCGCAACACGCACGGTCTGAACGTCACGCGGTACGTTTGCACCACCCTGACCGGCGATGTATGCCGCAAAGTCACCCGCAGACGCCGCAGCGCGAACCGCCTCAACACGTTCGTCAAAGCTCTCGGCCAGACTAATCCAGCGGAGGCAGTCGGCACGGCACTCGCGATATGCGCCCATGGTAGGAACGCCAATAGATTTAAATTGAGGGATGCGCCACGTAGACGCCCAGGAGGTCACAGCGGCGGCCACCTCCCGCAGGGGCTTGCCGGTGTCATGGTCGATTTCACCGTCCAACGCATAACCGTCGATATTCTTGGCAATGTATTTAGCGATGTAACCCGCTGCGCCGCCCTTATTCAGGTGCTTGCAGTCAAAGCGGTTTTTGGCTGCGCCACGCTCGTCGGTATCCTCTTTCATGGCATACCGGCGCATGATGTCGATAACCTGCTGGCGTTGCTTTCGCTCGCAGAACAGCATCATGTGCCAGTGCGGCGTTCCATCGTGGTGAGGCTCAACGACGCGCATACCGTAGACATTCAGGTCACGGTCTTTAAACGCGGTACGCATCTTGCTCCAGATACCCACAAGGTAGCGCTGACCGTCTTTAGGGGAGAATGCCTCTACATCCCAATTGTGGTTAAACTGAACCTGGGGATCGTCTTTCTTACCGACGACGCGCGTCGGGTGGTATTTGGACGGCGTGGTGATGGTGATAAACATGCCGACATGCTTTTGGCTGGCAGCGTATTTTTCTATGCCTGCAATGGTGCTCATCAACTCCATGCGACGGATATCCGGGTTAGAAATGCTCGCCATCACCTTATCAATCAGGTCGAAGCGCTCACCGGTCTCGACATTCTCCAGGTCGCATCCTTTCAGGTATTCCATGTTTGCCAATCGCCGCGCCTGCACATCCCTGATGGCCTGCTTGCTGGCGTATGGGTATTTGTTACGGTTGACCTCACCGGCGGCTATCAGCAGCGCCTCGCGCCAGCGCGTGCGCAGTGCTTTTAATTGACGCTCCCACCACTCGGAGTTAACCAGCCGTTGCAGGCCAGCAATGGCCGAATCAGCATCCAACCTGCCTTTGCGGTATTTGCGCCAGTGCATCGGGGTAACATTAAACGCGCGGGCCATATTGCCAACATGGCCATAAAAATCAGCCTGCACGCTGTCGCTGATTAACCCGGTGTTATCGCCGCCATTGGCTTCGATAAACTCCTCGCAATAACGCTCATAGTTCTGCATCAGTTGCCCGGCAATGCGGTCGGCAAAACGCCGCAGCTCTTTATCATCCATACCCGGCAGGCGCGCATAGTTGTCCACCTCCGCCATAAAGCAGAGTGACACGTTGGTATTCATGGCATTTTTAGCGTTAACGATTTCGATACGCGGCCAGATGCGGCGCTGAAACTGGAGCACCAGCCATTTATTGGCATCGTGCAGCCCTTTCTCTTTTACCAGGTAAGCATGGCGCGACAGGAAAATCGCACCAAGGAAGTGCGGGAGGGATTGGATATTGCGTAAAACAGCTTGCCCCTGAGCGTGTTGCTCACGGGTAAGCGGTCTCTCTTTGCCAATGGCCTGTTTGGGCGCGTTCCATGGGTGAACACCGACGAACGGCTCGCCGGTGTTGCCTGGGTAGGCTGGCGGTGGAGTGGGGGCAACCCGCCCCCGGCCTACCTCACTCATTCGACAGCGGTCGAGTGATTGGCAAATGCCGCTTGGCAAAGCCCACCAATGCGCTCAACCTCGGCGGCCAGCTCGGCAAGGGTGGTAGCGTCAGAATCGCGGATAACCTGATGAATTAGTCCCGAAACCAGTTGCGGGAGAGCCGGGTAATAACCAATAGCATCAAGCCATTCCTTGCCGACCTCTTTGCCGGTTTTAACGGTCTTTTTCCGATTAAGGATGAATTGGAATGCGTCACTGGTAATTACCCAGTTTTTATCAATTGCAATACGAAGGCTCATTGCTCACCCCCGAATTTTGCATCAAACAATGTAGCCGCATCCCTTGCGCTGACGAATGTAATCGACAACACCACCCAGTCACTGCCATCATCAATGAATTTTCCAACGGGCAATACATGAGTAACTTTAACTATCAATTTTACGCCGGTGTAACCCCCCTTTTCCCACTCACGCAATAAGAGGAAATCACCACACTGAAAGTTACGGTCATTCTTCCTAAGCTCCGCCTTTTTTACTCCCAAAGAAACAGAAGCAAAAAAAACAGGTTCGATTTTTAAACTATGAATAACGCTCACGCTCACCTCAATCGTAATTTTTGGTTTCTGGTCTGAGTGCAAATTCATAATCACTCAAATCAGCCGCAATAAAATGACCTACCAGCAAAACCAGCAGGCTGAATAAAACAGAGAACCCCGTCATGACTTCCCCGCATAAGTTTGACTTTTAGCCTCTCGAACTTCTTGGCAAGCCGTGCAAGTTTCTACGCCCGGTAAAATTTCCCGGCGTGTATCTGGAATCAATTCCCCACAGTCATCACAAAAGAAAACATTACGACCAGCACGAACAGCGCGAGCTTTTGAAATCTGCGCATCCAACACCATCGCTTGTCGCTCTTGTGCTAAATCCATTAAATCCGGCATGGTTGTTGCTCCTCTTTTTTATTAAGTTCACCAATCGCATCGCGGCACAGCCCAGCGATATATTTTCCATGCCGAGAAAGGTCGTTAAAGCTAGTGATGGTTTTCAGAAATACGCCACGCTTTACTGCCAAATTAATAATGTCAGCCGTGAGCTTTAATTCATCAGAGTAAATGGCAATAGTCGGGTAAAATTCGTGACCTGTTTCTTTATCCTCTTTCACATCGCTGAGGATAAAGCACCCGGTGCGCATTTTAGTAATTGCATACCAGCCCTTAATAACGACGCGATTGACCGAACATTGAGCAGTGCGGATTTGCTTATCCATGTTGCCCCGCCTTCTGCGCGAGCGCCTCGTGATTGAACTTCTCGGACTCAACGCGGAGCAGTTCGATAATCTCAACGCTAGATAGGTGGTTCACTGTCGCATAGGTTGCCATGCGGTCTAGGTGTGACGAGAAGCTGACCGCCGCGTCGGCCTTAGCCTCGTCGCGGGCGTTTCTCAACATCCAATCACGTGACTCATTGTCAGCCTTATTACGCATTTCTTGGCCAACGGTTTTATACATGTGCATATAAACCTCCAGATAATAGAATGCCCGACGCGATGAAGCGCCTTTAAAAAGAAACAGGATTAATTAATGCAAATACTGCTCGGGTTTAACCGCTGTTAATATTGTCGGGGCATACTCAAACAAGCTAAATAATTCGCGAAGCGCTTTAAATAACTCCTCACGCCACAGACAAGCCTCATCATTAATACGCCAATAGGGTTGACTAAATTCAGCCTCAGTTAACCCAGCATGCATAAATAACGTGCGGCGCTGACTAACAGTCAAACGAGCAATAAAATCAGAGTCACTAATACGGTGCCGACGATGTTTAGCGAATGCAGTGCGCAATTCACCAATGGAGCACACAACACGCTGGCGATCGCCTTCGTTCATTTCTTCCAAGCCCAGCACAGCATGGCGCTGTTTAAGTTGCGAATGGAAACAGATGGTCAGGCGCTCACGCTCCAGCATGCCGCGATAGTAATCACAGGTCTCGCGCCAACGTGGCTCTGCCAAGTGTTTACCGATAAGACCGCGCAACCCGACGGGCTGATTTCGAACGATTTCACTAGTTATGACTGTCATTTGAACCTCCTCCGTAAAACAGATTTGATTGCAGGGATCCAACGGCCAGCGCGACGGGTGCGGATGATAATGCCCTGACGCCCTTTGCCGTGGGTGATAGTGGTATCAAGCGTGCAGACTGTCTGGTTGTTCCAGAGCAGCGGCGCAATAGATATTGGCTGGTGCATATAACCCCCTAATATTCCCCATTGGTAACAACCCACGCCGTAGGCTGTTGCAAATAGGTGCCGGGTTTTATTCATGCCCGGCGCATGATTCCTGTGGTAGGATTGAATCGCCAAAAACACCCCACCATATAAGGAACTAATAAATGTCCACGAGAGTTATCAAAGTTCATCCAAATAAGATTTTCACTGGAGTCGTTGAAAGCGAAAGCATGATTTCCATTTACACACAATTGCATTCCGAAGTTAATCTCTCACCTAATGACCTACTCTCACTGATTATCGAAGTCGAACAAGCCAAAGCCCTACACGACTCCTTGGGTGAGTGGCTTAGCATGAAAGACAAGAAGTAATCCCACCGCAAGCCTCGGGGTTTACTTGATCCTATTCAAACCCCGGGGCGCTCCCTTCCAATAGACTAATTACAGATGTGCTTTCACCCTCGCTCTGTTTGTTTCCGCCCTTGCATAGGCTGATACCATAAAGAATAGCCCCCACTATTTGTCTATTTTTATAAAATGACCTTGCGTAAACTCTGGCGTCAGCGTAACCACCCACTACCATTCTCGCGTCTCCAAACGCATAAATGGCATCAACATGACCATTAGCCTCTGCGTACCCGCAAACGCCAGCAGTCCTTAGCAAGTCGTTTTCATGAATCAGCTTACTGACGCATTCCTCAATTTTATCTATAAAGCCTGCTGCCGCTGCCGCCCCATCAATACGCAGGTTATCAATCAAGGTAAAAATAGGTTCACATTTGGTGTTCCTTTCACTCTTACACATAGCTGCATTTCTCCGTTGTTGAAAATCAAATTAGACCGAATGACGCGCCGACGCCGCTCATACCATCAACCACGTTGGCCGTGGCCGGGTTGACCTGTAGCCGGGCCTGTAACGCCAACGCAGAGAGGGAAAGCATTCTTATCCCTGCGTTCACGCTTTCAATCATGCTGTGCTTGCGGGCCACGGTCAGACGGTTGCATATCGCTTCAAATATTCGCTACTGGTGTGGCTATAAACATCTGTAAGCACATCAGCCAGCACGGACAAATCCAGCTCAGGAAGCCGCCTGCGCCAATAATCCCTTGCCCTGAGTGAGTCCCACGCGCCATGTAATTGACACTCAATCACAGATTTAATCTCCCCGTAGTAGCTATCATATTTCTCTTTTTTTTCAGCAAGAGTTTCAGTCATAAAACCACCTTAAATATTTGATGTTATGAGGAAAAAGTTAATATCATTTCAAATCAGGCCGAATGACGCGCCGATGCCGCTCATGGCATCAACTACGCTGGCCGTGGCCGGGTTGACCTGTAGCCGGGCCTGTAACGCCAACGCAGAGAGTGAAAGCATTCTTATCCCTGCGTTCACGCTTTCTATCATGCTGTGCTTGCGGGCCACGGTCAGACGTTCCGCCGAAGCAACACCGCCAGCCAGCTCGCCGAGTTCACTCATTGCGCGCATGACATACGACTGCAATTTATCTTTTGCTAGTTCGTTTACAGGTACGCATGGCAAGCAATGGATCTGCGCCAGAAAACCATCGACCAGGGCCGAGTCCTCTGTGATATCTGTCAGCCGCCAGATTTCCGGCGGCGTAAGCTGATGCGGTTGATCCGGGTTTAACTTATTGCGTAATGTCTGGACATTCATGCCCGCGCGCTTAGCAAGCTGAACCATGTTGTGACGCAGCGCGAATTGGCGGCAGGCATCATCAAAGTGTGGGTGTGTGGAAATTCGAAAATCAAACATGTTGCATCCCTCAACATCACTTAAAGTGAATCACGCGCCGATAATGAGCTGAAAACGGGAATGCCCCAACGCCTTACGCATTTGCTCCTCTTTCCAACGCGCGTAGTAGATAACAACCTTCCCGCCGGGCCTTTTACATCCCTTGCGAATGACGCGAGGCTCGATAGGTAAGCGCGGGCTATCTCCAGTAGTCCAGCGGCGTGCGGTGCGGTAAGAGACCCCCTCAAGCGCTGCAAACTGATGCAGGGTTACGATAGGAGCAGGAATTTTGATGATTGCGATTTCAGAAGCCATATTGCATGATTCCTTATTTGATAATTTCAGACATCGATTGCCAAATGTTTGCCTACGCTTGCCATCGAGTGTCTCCACAAACCGAATCCTAGTGCCATAAATGGCCCTAGTCAATTAGAGAATTCCATTTATGGACTTTGAAAGCCAAATTTCGAACGAGGAAGTTTTAGACAGAATCTGTCAAGTTTATGGATTCACACAAAAAATCCAGCTTGCCAATCATTTCGATATAGCAGCTAGCACACTGCAAAATCGCTACACGCGCGGCAATATCTCCTATGATTTCGCCGCATTCTGCGCTCTCGAGACAGGCTTCAGCATCAGGTGGATCCTGACAGGGCAGGGGCCACAAAAAGCCGATGAATGCTCAAAAACGTCACAGGAACTCCTATTATTCACATTAAGTGAGGGCGAACTAACTGAGATTGGCATTTTGAAAGTCGGTCACGAACTTTTTGGTAAACCACTGAAAAGCCCGATCTGCATAAAAAGTGACAATAAAAGCTACATCATTGAAAAAGAGGTGCTTTTAGCTGACGGCCTTTGGGTTGTAGATGTAGAAGGGGCTATCAGCCTTCGAGAACTGACGGTGCTCCCCGGAAAAAAATTGCATGTAGCTGGCGGCAAAGTGCCGTTTGAATGCGGTATCGATGAGATAAAAACCATTGGGCGCGTGGTCGGCGTATACAATGAGGTTAACTGATGGCTGTACGTAAAAACCCGGCAGGCGGCTGGATTTGTGAATTATACCCCAATGGCGCGAAAGGCAAGCGCATCAGAAAGAAGTTTGCCACAAAAGGTGAGGCACTGGCCTTCGAACAATACACTGTTCAAAACCCATGGCAGGAAGAAAGAGAAGACCGGCGCACCCTCAAAAACCTTATTGATGCATGGTATGGCGCTCACGGCATCACCCTAAGAGACGGATATAAGCGTCAACTAATAATGCTCCATGCTTTTAACTGCATGGGTGAGCCGTTAGCAAAAGATTTCGACGCGCAGATGTTCTCTCGATACAGAGAGAAAAGGCTGAAAGGGGAATATGCACGCACTGAGCGAGTGAACATTGTTTCCCCGCGCACAATGAATCTTGAACTGGCATTCTTGCGCGCAATGTTCAATGAGCTGGAGCGTCTTGGCGAATGGAAAGGAGAAAACCCCTTAAAAAATGTGCGACCCTTTCGCACCGAAGAAATGGAAATGTCATGGCTTACTCAAGACCAGATTGCAACATTGCTTGCTGAATGCAAGCGCCACCGCCACCCTGATTTAGAAACAGTTGTTAGAGTATGCTTATCTACAGGGGCGCGATGGTCTGAGGCCGAAAAACTGAGGAAAAGTCAGCTTGCTGAGTACAAAATAACCTACACAAATACAAAGGGTAGAAAAAACAGAACTGTTCCAATCAGTAAGGAACTCTATGACTCCCTGCCAGATGATAGAAATGGCCGACTCTTTACTGATTGTTATTCCGCGTTTCGCTCATCGCTGGAAAGAACGGGCATAGAACTACCCGCGGGTCAATTAACCCATGTTCTGCGCCATACATTCGCCAGCCATTTCATGATAAACGGGGGAAATATCTTGGTGTTACAGCGTGTACTCGGTCACACTGATATAAAGATGACAATGAGATATGCACACTTCTCCCCCGACCATTTAGAGGACGCTGTGAAGCTAAACCCATTGGCGATAAGTGGCGATAATATGGCGGTGTAA